CAGCCTCTTTCGATCCAACCACGGGTTCTGCCGGTTGGGTTGTCTCTACACGTTCCGTTGGTTCGGTGGATACAACCAGCTCGCTGCCAGTGGCACCAGTGGCGGCTGACGTATCAGCGGTCTGGTTGTCTTCGAGGCTCATTAAACGGCTCCTGGTAAAAATCGACTGAGGTATTTACGGTGCTCAGCCTGCAAATCATGCCATCGTTGACGCCACGCAGAGTCGGCGCTGGCCCGCATTGAAGACGGCGTCTCTCCATCGGTTGCGCGAATTGGCACTGTAATGTTCCCGTTGCGCATGTAGTGCGTGCGCTCGGTTGAGCCAGCAAGCATCCAATCGGCTTCGTTCACGCTTCGGATCATTCTTAAAGGCCCTTTCCGTCTGCAAATTTGAGTTGATGGAGCGGCACGCCGTTCAACGTCATCGGCTTGAGCTTGGCGTCGCGGGACTTCTTCTCGCTATCGAGGTATGACTTCACATTGTCGGATGGCCTCAACCCGCGCTTCTTGCAAAACGCATCGTTGGCGAAACCTTTCTCGCGTTTTGGGTTAACGCGCTCCCATGGGATTTTGCCGGTCTTCTTGGCCTCTTCGCGCTGGTGGGAACGTGAGCTAATCCACTTGCCAGACGGGTGCTGATGCTCGGGAACGTCCCGGATGATCATCGGGCAAAACAGTTCTTCGTTCTGATCGATCTGGCGACGGTAGCCGGTGGCCGCGTTGTAGTGCCCCGGCTCCTCAAAACTGGCGTCTGGCGATGGCTGGGGGAACCGCTTTGCGAACTGCTCCTTCGATCCTACCCAGACATATGACGGGGCCTCGTCCCGCTTGCGTCCGTCCTTGTGATACCAACCCGAGCCTTGGAACTTCGCGCCATAGACGCCGTCGAAGCGGTTTTCATATGCGACGTGGTTCTCGATGCGGATACACCGTTCGGTCAATTCAGCACCTCTTCAGCCTTTTGTGGTGTGGTTCCGTTTGGGAATGGAGAGCCTTGGATGTTGCCGACTTGCGAACGGGCCTGTTGGCTCTTGATCTGGGCAACGTCAATTGACGCTTGAGCCTTGAACTTATCGGCGTCGGCCTTAACCTTCACCGCCTCATTCTTCGCGCTTTCTGCGTCCGCTGCCTGCTGTTGCGCCTGTTGCGCAGCCGGATCGGGCTGCTGTGCCTGTTGGGCTTGCTGTGCCATCTGACGGGCGGCATTGATCATGCCGTCTAGTGCGTCTTCAGCATCCTTGCCGAGCTTTGCCTTCCGACACATGCCGGTGAACACCGTGGTCAGCGCAGGCATGAACTGAGGGGCAATTGGAGCCGCTGTCATCATCGCTTGCAGCATCGCACCAGCCGAGTTCGTAAACTGGGCCATCTGGTCCAAGTCTCGCTTCACGTCGGCGGCAATCGTGCTGTCCGTCTCAATATCGATGATGTAGTCCAGCATTGGAGAACGCAGGATTTTCGCGACCTCGTCACCCTCTTGGAACTGGATGTTGGTCATTGCGACCAGCGTTGAAACTTGAAATTTGCTGCTCAGAATGTCAGCAAGCTTGCGGATGATGTTGCGAATGAACATCTGAACTTGGGCTTGCTCACGCCGAACGCGCTGGCTTCCCCACGTCGCCTTTATGTCTTGTGCGCCTAAAGTTTCGTTCGGGTTCGTCGCACCGCGCAGAATGTCAGATATGCCGGTCTGCTCAAAGATCGTCTGCTTGATCGCTTCGCGGTGCTTATACAGCGCGTCGAGAACACCGATGATCCGCTCAATTGGCCAGAACAGAACGGCCTTTTCGAAGTTCGCACCGCCACCGGACAAAAACTGAGACACGTCCTCGGCAGAAACAAACTCACCGTCACCCATGTCTTTGAGCTTGGCGATGTCAGGCATGGCCGCGCCGTTTGCAACACCTTTGACCTGTAACTGATTGGTAAGCGCCGTGATGCGCTTGGTGACGCGCTCAAGCTCCTGCATGAGCGGCTTGCAGATTTCATAGGGGCAGATCGGGACCAGGGAGCCGACTTCGGACTGCTGGATCACTTCGCCGGGGAAGAAGTCGCGCAACTTGAGCGGGTCAGGTTCAACCAACAGCGGTTGCGTCTTGTCTTGATCCGAGATGAAGAAGCAAGACCGTGTAGCCTTGTCCCAAATCTCATAGACCTTGATCGTGTTGTAAACGCCGCGCGCTGGCTTGCCGTCCTTGGTTTCGGTGATGTCAGTCCGCTTAGTGCCAAACGAAAACTTCTTCATCCGTTCTTCAAGCGCGGCCTTGGTGTCTGCCACTGGTACCACTGGCGCATTCGGGTCAGGCGTTGCCGTGGCAATCGATCGCTCAACAAGACGCTGAACCTCTTCGCGCTTTAGTTCGTGCTCATATGCCTCAAACGGCATTGCTGACCACGTATTGGCAGGGCCGCGAATGTAGCGGTTGTATGGAACGTTCTCAGGGTAGCATTCCTCATGGACCAGCGGCGCGAACTGCTCACCCGTTGTCGTGTCCGTCTGCATGTTTTGCTGGTCGTGAAACGGCTGATAGCGAACCCGAATGACGCCACGGCCTGGTGTCTTATGGCTGCGCACGGCCTCTAGCATGATGTCGTCAAAGGCGATCATGTCGAGTGTCGCGGTTAACGCACGTTCAAGCACTTGGGCTGCGATACGCGACGGTTGACGGTCGTTAACGGGTGGAGCGCCCGGAACCTGCTGTTGCGCTGGCTGCGCGCCGTTCAGCGCGTTCACCCGGTCAAGTTCGGCCTCGTCTTGGAACCGGCGTCGGATGTCAACCTTAGGCGTGGCCGAATACAGCGCTGGACAAATCGTCTCGACATTCGAAAAGAAGATGTTGAACGCGGTCTTTTCTTTGCCGTTGTAAATCTTGACGGCCTTTTCAGCCGACGTGCGCCAATCCTTTTCCTCTTCGCGCGCAAGTTCGATCTTCGACAGCCATAGCTCGACCTGCGTCTTGCCGGTGCCGAGTGCTTGCTCGTCGCTATCGATAGAGGCGTGGTCGTGGCTCAAGCGATCAGAGTTCCTTTAACCGGCGTTGCATGGCGATGATCTGGTCAATATCCATGCTGGGAATGAGTGTGCCGCCCTTGCCGATCTCAAAGCCGAGTTCGCGGGCGGGTTTCTTGACGACTTTTGGGGCTTCGATCTTGATCGGGCAGTTGACGGCGAACTCACCAAAACTATCGGCAGCGTGCGAGGCTTCGTCGTGGATCGGCGTCGTGTAGGTTCCGAGCGCATCATTGAACTTTCGGCGGAATCTACGAAGGCGCTTTAGACCGGCCTGAACACGAGGCGAATTGTTGAACCGAGTGATTGGCAACATCGAACGCACTGCAGGAACGCGGTTGGCGTCGCGATCAGGAACGCCCTTGACTAATGGGCGAAGCCCAAGCGCGTCTAAAATCTGGTGCCGGTGCCGTCCGCCAGCGCCTTGCTCACGAACGCGAACGTCGTGTGGAAGGAAATGCTTTTCGTAACGGAACGGCTCTGTTCGCCCTAGGCGCTCCATCGCCATCGGCTGCGACCAGCCATCAAACTTGTGCTCTAGCGGCGGCGGGATAAACTGTTCAGGCAGTGCATACCCAACCACGTCATCAAAACCGTCGCCGTTGGTTTCGTAGTAGTCGATGACGTTGACGTGCGTGCCGTCGTGCTGGAAAAACCAAACCGTCGTGTAATCAGAAATTCCCAAGTCCCAGCTTGTGTAGACCTTGCGGCGGGGATCGTGCGGGAAGTGACCAACGCGGCCTTCCTTTTCGGCCTGGGCGAGCAATCGAGCGTAATAGGCACCCTCAGAAACGATTTCATAGCCGCCGTTCCAAACGTGTTCGGCCATTTCAGGATCAGCGGCAAAGTCGCGATCCATTTCGTCCTTAAGGACGCCGGGGAACCAAGGATTGTCGCGCCAATTGATTTCGACGCAAACCGCATCCTTGGGCTTGTTCGCACCCCGGAAAAACTCGTCAACCGGGTCAGTATCCCAACGGGGGTTCCAGCTACACCAAATCTCAGAGCCGTTCTTTCGGATCGTCGGGCGAAGCAACCGCCAACTGCGGGCGCTGATACTTTGCGCCTCCTCAACCCAAGCAACGTCGAACCCTTCAAGAGACTTGATGTTATCTGCGTTATAGTCCTGCATCCCGCGAAAGACCATCAGACCGCCGCGCGGTCCTCTGACTTCATCGCGCAAAACCTCAAACTTGGATTGAAGCCCTAGCTTGCTGATCTTGCTTTCAACGAGCTGCTTGACCGAATCCTTAATCGAGTTCTGGACTTCGCGAATGCAAACAACGCGCTTGCCTTCGAAGGTCTTCAAGACCGCCTGCTCACCAAAGAAGTGAGACTTAGCCCCGCCTCGTCCACCATGAGCGCCCTTATAGCGAGCCGGGTAAAGAAGCGGCTCTAGCTTCTCGGGAACGTCAACCCTGAGAACGGACAACGCGGTATTCTATGACGTTGTGGGTCTCGACTGGACCTTCACCACCTTCGCCAGTCAACGCTTGTGCAGCCTTACCGTAAGCACGATCTAGGATCGTATTGAGCGCGGTCATCTGGACCTGTTCGCTATCGGCGGCACCAATGGATTTGCCGTCCTTGTCTTTAATGAGCCCTGCCATCTCAGCAGCCTTGCGGATTGCTTCGGGGCCATAGTTACGAGCGAACTCACGAACGCTTTGTGTGGCCTTGTTTGGCACCCCAGCGGTACGACCACCACGACGTTCACCAGGAGCAGAGCCGCGATTGCTTTTCTTTGCTACTTTTGCGATTGGCGTCGATTGGGCAGTCACTGTGTTTGTCCTTCCAGAGCATCCGGCTTGCCGGTGAGGTCTGATTGATGAAAATAAAATGCCAGAAATCACGGCTTAGTACAAGATGGCATGGGCTTATGACGTAGGCTTCGTGTCGTGTGCTGACTACTTGCCGTTTAGCTTATCGATCTTACCCCAATCAGTAGGGATGCGATCTGCTTTGACCTTCTGGAGCGTTTCGACGGCTTGGGCGATAAGCTGTTCGCTGGCGTCTTTAGGCAGAACGGCGTGAACCTTGGTTCCGTTGGGCTTGGCGACGATTAGGACGATGCCAGTCTCGCATTTATACCGCAACACGGGCAACTGTGCTGGATCGCGCTTGACTAGATCGTGGACGAGTTCGTGATCTACCACTGGCACCACTGGCCGTTTGCTTGATGCCTTGCGCTCTACCGCATGAACGATGTCTGCAACCATTTCCTCAGCAAGAGTTGAGGTCTTGCGGTATATGGCGGTTCCGGTTTCAGTCACGCCGATCTGGACGTATGTCGGCTGGCATTTCAATCTTCACGCTCCAAAGATGTCGAGGCGCTTTCGATGACACGACCATTCTTCTTCAATCGCTCAAACATTGGATTTCTGCTGCTTAGGCTTTCAACAAGAGGTCGTTCAATTTTCGAACGCCCAAGCGTTGCCGCAACGATGTCCCCGAACGAGGCATAATCACGGAGCTTTTCAACGGCAGGCGAAAGGGCTGGCGCCAACGCTGCCGCTGGAGCTAGTAGCGCTGCTGCTCCTCCTGCCAAGAACTTGAAAAATCCGCGCCTCGATGGTTTCATGGGCCGCTCTCCCCTGCATCGTACTCGACCGTCCATTTGTAGAGCTTCTGAGCGTACTCTACCAGACTTTCGGCTGAAACTGTCTGGCCTTTGTTCATTTCAACAGCAAGCTTGAGCACTTCTAGGCTGGTAGTATTGAGCCCTTGCCAGTTTTCCCGTTCAGCTCTCTTGATTGCAGCCGGGGCTGGGATGAACGAGCCACCGGCTGTGTTAGGGGCTGGCATGCTCATGCGGTTACGGGTCCACGAAGCATTTTAAGAGTTTCGCGAAGCTTTGGATCGGAAGTGGCTGCGTCAATTGCAGCGACAGAGCGGGCAGCAAAACCCGTGTCGACCACGGTCTTTTCATGAAACACGAGAGCACCGCGATTCGCTTGATCCATTAAGACTTCCTCTTGGGTCTTGCCGTCCCACAGGCGAGCAATCTTAGTTCCTAGCCATGCAAGGCCAAATGCCTCAGCCCATGATCTTGATGGTGGCGGCAGCTCTTCCATTTTCATCATCCAGCCAGCGCCAAACAAGAAAAACCCCAGAACGACCGGCACGAGGAGAGACTGAATAAGGGAAACATCCTCCGAAGAGGGCTTGAAGCCTACTGCGTTAGATGCGCGAATGAAGTTAGCTGTGTCGTGGCGCTCCCCACTGCTTACAACCTTGGTTGTTTTGGCTTGAGCCTTGGCTTGCTTTAGCTCAGCCTCTGCTTCCTTTAGACCTAGTTCAGCGGCCTTAAGTTCAGCCTTTAGGGCTTCGCGCCCTTCAAGATTTGCAACAGCCTGCTTGGCGGCCTTGTGGTCGTCACAGAACTTACGGGTCTCTTTCCCAGCAGTCTTAGTGCACTTTTCGGTTAGATCGTCCCAAAAGCGTTTGCGGGCCTCAAGTGCCGTAACTTCCGCCTTGGCAGCCGCCACAGTCTCAATCGTACGGCCATCCACAACAGGCAACGCGTCGAAAAGCTGCTTTCGCATAGCCTCAACGGTCTTAAACTCTGCGCGAGCCTTTTGCTCAGCAGCGTCAAGAGTAGACCGCGTATCGCCAGACTCCACGAACGCGGTCAATTGCGCTCTAGCGAGTTCGCCTTGGTTGCTAGATGAAATGGACAACTGCGAGTTCATCTCCCAAAGAAATGCCATTCCAGCCACAAGCAACCAACCGCAGAATGTTCCCAGGTTGCGCTGGTTCCAGCTCTTTGCAGCGTTTTGAGCGCCCGTTAAATGGAAGCCTACGGCTGCGAGGCCAAGGCAAATCATCATCATACGAGGCCAAAACTCTTTGGCTTTCTCTCCGCTAAAGTAAATGACAGAGATCACGCTTGCTATCACAGCGAAGAACATCAAGATTTTATTGATCTTGATGCTACCAGCGCCGGTCAGCAGGCTGTTAAGTGCGTGTTTCATGTGTGGTGTCCTCCGAGGTCAGGTCGGGTGGGACGCAAACTATTTCTTAAGCAAGAACAATGCCCCACACAAATATGCGATCTCTACATGACCGATACTGCGAAGGAAGCTGATGTTGACGAGGCCGGTTGTCTTGAGAGCTGTCACGGCCAGCAGGAGCAGAAGGCAAACCGTGGTGATCTCTAGGAGCCATCCCTTAATTTGGCCGATGATGCCGGAAAGGTCTGTTTTCATGTTGTCCCGTGTTCAGGGTGCCGCCCTAAATCTGCCGTGTGGAAGGGCTATTGATTTGGGCAGTCGAGTTAAAAACCGCTGGTTGGTTGCAGAGTTGTTGGCCGCGAACAGTCAGGTGTTCGGGCGCGTGCGCGGTAAACCAGCGGAGTTGAGTTGCGTTATGAGTATGTAAAAACGGCCTGATTCTTCGTTCGCGGTTTCGCGTGCTTGAAGAGTTGGGCCGTAATTCGTTTGAGGCACACGCCCCCATCGCACGGAAAACGGGTCATTGGCGTACACTTGCCTACCGTCCGCAGGGATGACCGGGCCTACGGGGCCGCACAATCCATCACCGTTCTACGCACTCTGCCTGATTTGTTCGGAAAATTCAACCCGTTGCAGATACCGATCCTGAATTTCCACAACGCGCATCGACGCCAGCACCTCAATCAGCATCTTTGCGCCGGTCTTGGTCTTGGAAATCACCGTCGACTGCTGGCCCGCGAAGGCGTGCTCTGAGGCGATCCGCGCAACATCCCCAATCCTAAGCGGCGCAATCTCCAAATTTGACCGCACGCGGCGTCCTGAGATTTCGTTGAGGTATTCCATGCACTGAGGCGGGAGAGGGCTAGGCGGGCCGTATTTGCCGTCATAGCGCAGAACGTTTGACACGAGACGGCGGGGGGCCAAACTCATGCGATAGAGCAGCTGGCCGATGTCGTCTTGATGTTCGGCCTGGACGATGGTGTACCCCCTAAAAAGTGGCATCTTGCGGAATTTAGGTTCCGGCACTGCATTAAGCTTGCGGCTGTACTGCGCTCGCAACTCCTTTTCCTCGAACGGGACAACCGCTGAATAGCCGCGCTCTCGGATGGCGCTTTCAGCCTTGAACTCAAGCTGAGGTGTCGCGACAAGCACGAACCAGGGATCGGTATTCATGGGGCGTGTCCTTTCTTGGTGGGGTGGGCACGCGGTCACATCAGTTCTTTGGGCAGCCATTTGCCGGTGGCTTCGCGGTAAGCGTAGTTCGCAGCCTTGATCAGATCGGCGCGGCGGTCTTCTTTACGGCCAGCGCGGGCGATATATTTGACGGCGTTCCCGAGATTGAAGCCCAATCCCCACGCTTCGATTGCGTCAATTGGCTCAATTTTTGTTGCAGTGTAGTGCTGCGGGTTGATTGCTTCGCTCATCAATCCATCCCCCAAAGAGCAGCAAGGCAGGCGAGAATTGCTGCGAAGCTCAGTATGTGAAGGTTCATCCGTGAGACTTTCCTTTTGCGAGACGGGGCTTCTTGGCCTTGGCCTTCTTCGCGAGACGCTGCTGGAAGCTCAGACCGGCAAATCCAGACTTCTTTTCCATCACCTGCTTGCCAGACTTGTCGGTCTTGAGGTCGAAGGACTTGCCAACCTTGATGCCGCTGTGCTTCACGTTTCAGCCCTCCGTTCAGCCACTAGGCGAAACATTGGCGTTTCATTTTGCGAAAGCCGATCCATCAACCGGTCGATCATGCCGACCCATTGCGCCCGATAAGCATTGTCAGGCGTGGCATTGACGACGTTCACCCGGTGAGCGGCAAGCTCCATCCTGATTTTCTCTGCGTCGCGATCTGACAGAACTACGCTCACTCTCCCCCTCCCGTCATCTGCGCTTCTAGGTTTCGAGCAATGGCCTGCTCAATAGAATTTATCACATCGGGCAATACTTCACCCAATCGAACCCACATTTATGCACGCTCCAATTCAGGATTAACCGTTTGCAGATAGTCGTTCCAATCTCCGAAAAAGTCCGGCATTCGCACTTCGACATTGAGTCCCGATAGCTTCAGCCGGTGGGCGAGCGCATAGGCTTTCGTTTGCCCGTCAAAGCCCTCATCCGCATCGCCAAAAATCAGGACGTTGCGGACATTGGCGGGCGGCTGCCATTTGAACAGGTTTCCGGAATTGAGCGCAGCCCACACCGGGACTTCAAACACCTGCATCGCGCTCATGGCCGTTTCGATGCCTTCCGCAATTCCCATCGTGTCGGCAGATGGGGCGAGACGAACAGCCCCGCCATCTGGGATTTTACCCGGCCAGAACTTGCGCACCTTCGGCAGATCGGCCTTGCGGCCCGATGGGTCCAGATAGGTCATGTGGAACGTCGAAACGCTGGCATCTGGCGACACGTAGCGGGCAACCATGCACGGGTGCTTGGTCTTCGTCTTGTCGTCGTGCAGGTAGGTCATCTTGGGCTGAAAGCGGAGCATAGGTGGGAACGGCTGCTCGATGCCACGGCGCTTGAGGTAGAGGGAGGCAACGTCTGTCCCATCGAGTTTGACCGTTTGCCCCCACATGGCGAGGCCACGTTCGGCCATTGCACCGGGAGAGGACGCCTTGACCGCAGCGCCGCTATCGACCGATGACGACGGCAATTCAGCGTCGATCATCCGGCACGCTTGAGGGTACGGCACGCCCTTCATCTGCATGACCAGCCCGATCCCGTCGCCGGAACCGCACTTGTTGCAAATCCATGTGCCGTGACCGGCCTTGTCGTCGAAACGCCACCGGTCCTTGCCGTCGTTGCAGATCGGGCAACTCGTGTGCTTACCGGTCAAGTACCGGGCGTCGACCCCAAACGCAGGAAGCAGCGAACGCCAGCGGCCAACGGCGCGGTCTTTGGTGCTATCACGCATGGGGTGAGCCCCCCTGCGACTTGGCCCATGCAATCGCACGGCTGCGAATGTAGCTTTCGAGTAATCTGGTGTAGGGGATCGGCTCGCGCATCACGCCGCGCGGCCATACGTCGAAAATGTCCTTGTAGCGTCCGTCTGCCCACTTCGGGCCTTTGCAGCGGACTTGGCCCATGTAGACCAATTGCGAGTAGACCGATTGCTTGCCCATCTTTTGAAGCTGAGCCTTGACGCGTTCCGCCTTAGCTTTCTTGCCCTTGCCGGTGATTTCGACAAGTTCACCGTCTGCCGTCTTGATCCCTGCGGACACTGGCAATTCAGAACCGCATGCGAGGCAAGTCTTTGACCCCTTGGGCATCAATGCCGTGCAGGTCTGGCACAGGATCGGCAACGGAACCTTGTCCTCGTCCTTCTTGCGCGCCTCTGACGTTTCGGCGGTGCCGTCATGCAGCGTGTCGTGGTCAATATCTGTGACCAGTCCAAGCCGTTCGTGGGTGTTGGAGTGGTCTAGGATCAGCGCATGGTCTTTGCCCTTGGCCGTCCGCAGCGCACGCCCGATGATCTGGACGAACAGGCTTTGCGACTTCGTTGGCCGTGCCAGGATCAGGCACCGCACATCCCAATCGACGCCGGTCGTGAGGCACCCGATATTGACCACGACTTTGATCCGGCCCGATGCCAGCTCTTTGCCGATCCGCTCGCGCTCTTCGCGTGGCGTGTTGGCATCGATGTAGGCGCTGGCAACACCGGACTTTGCAAATTGATCGGCCAGCAGCTTGGCGTGGTTGCGACCGACGGCGAAGCATAGCGTGGGTTGGTTGTTCGCTTTTTCCAACCATGTTTTGACAACATCAGCGACCAGTCGAGGCTCTGACACCCGTTCTTCAAGCTGGCCTTCGTGATAGTCACCGGCAACGATCTTGACGCCGCACAGATCAGGCTTCGAGGGTGCGAACACTCGGAACGGCGATAGGAACCCGGCTGCGATCAACTCTGCCATCGTGGTGGGTCGGATCAGGTCATCGAACTGCTTGCCCAATCCTTTCGCCCACGGCGTGGCGCTGAGGCCGATGAACAGCGCGTCGGGTGCTTCCTCCATCCAAGTGGCGTAAACAGCGTGGCGGACGTGGGCCTCGTCAATCACGACCACATCGACTTGCGGACGGTCGCGGCGGGTCAGCGTTTGTGCCGTTGCGATCTGGACTGGAGCGTTCGGGCGCTTCCATGGGTGTGACGCCTGAATGATCCCCATATCGGCAGGATCGATCCCGTTTTCAGCAAAGCGCTCAAAAGTCTGATCCACCAAAGAAAGGGCGGGGACCACGAAGCACACCCGTTTGGACTTGCGGAGCGCACCGGCCACGATGTGCGCCGCGAGAACGGTCTTTCCGGCACCGGTGGGGAGCATCAGCATTGGGCGACGCTTGCCAGATTGGATACTGCCTTTGAGCTGATCCAATGCCGTTACCTGATGTGGGTGCAGCGGACGAAGTGAAGGCGCTGCCACGCGGGAATTTGGCTCGAACGTGTCCATTAGCGCAGTCCTCCGATGCTGGATGGGACGCGGAACGGACTGAAAATCATGGTTGGGATGGGCTGGAACGAAGGCAAGCCGGGAAGTGTGGATCGTACCTTCATTGGCAAGCACTTTACCGGCCTATCAATAAGATGCTCGATCCCTAGGGGAGCGCTAGGCCTAGCGCACTGTGGGATCGCTAGGTTCATCTGCTTGGGTGCTGACGGCGGCTTGACTTTGGCGATACGTTTCAGCGGCTTGATGCGCTCAAGGTCGTCACGGTTCGTTGCCAGGATGTAGCAATCAGCGGCCCGGTGGCCCTTCTTGTTGTGGCGGCGCTGGCGGGTGAGGTATCCGGCGGCTTCGAGCTGGACCAGCTTGCGGCGGACAGTGACGACCGCGCACCCAGTGAATTCAGCAATGGCTGCGTGCGAGAGCGTAGCAACGCCGCGTGCGGTCAAGGATGCGGCAAGCGCAAACAGGATAGACTTTGCCGTTGGGCATCCAACGCTGGCGTACTTGGCCCATTTAGACGCATTTTCCTGTTTATTTTTCGCCGTAACGCGCCGTGGACGTGCATATGCCTTGAAATTGGCATCAACTTTCGTTACATTTTGCATGTTCGTTGTTCCAAGAATTAGACCGCTGCCAGGTCTGGTTCAAACCATTGAGAAACCCGCCGGTGCCACCCGAGCGGGTTTTTCGCTTTTTAGTCCTTCGTGATCGTGAATTGACGCCCGTCCAGATCAGCGGGGAGGGCCGCGCCGGGGAGTCTGGACGGGCGATCCGTAGAGACACGGCTAGTGCTCAGCGGAGTTTCGGTTGCCGGTAGGCCGCGCGCTAACCGGGTGAGGCTGCGCAGCGTGATTTCACGGCGAAAGATTGGGCTATGCTTCTGCATTTGATCGGTCTTTCCGAAGGCGCGCCCTGTTGCTGTAATTTGCACCTTCGCTCCAATACCGTTCGACACGAGGATTGGAGATTGGCGGCGTTGCGCGAGTTGTGTGGTTCGCGCAGTAGGGCTTGCCGGTGACGCGCGGGAGGCCGCAGCACATCGCAACAGGGCGAGTGTCGCCCACGATCCATTGGCATTGAGATTCTTCGAGATCAGCGAAAGCAACGCGGCCATCATCGTCCTTATTCGGGACCGGCAACGGCAGTGCTGCAAATTTTGTTATGCTTGGGCGCTTCGGGAAAACGACAGGCGCGGCGTTAGCTGGCAATGGAGCCAAGCGCGGGCGTGACGGACGCGGCGGGCGCTTATTCTTCAGGCGCACAATTGTTGCACGGCCCGAAAGCCCGAGACGGTGGACTTTTCCGATGACAGCATTGCGCGTCATGCCACCAAGGCGGTCCGCGATTTGACTAGCGCTAAAACCGTCTGCCCATAGTGTTTTGAGCCGCGCCACTCGATCATCATTCCAGCAATAGTCAGTGCTCATGGCCGAACTGCTCCCGCTCTAATTTTGAGACCAGCTCGTCGAACTCTGCGTCGGTGATCGGAGTTATGGGGTTGCCGTCCCACTTGCGGGCCGGTTCCTGTTCTTGATGATCGTTATCCATGGCTTTCCCGTTCCCTGAATCGAAGGGTTGAAACGCACGCAACAAAAAAGGAACGCAGTTACTGACGGGCAATCCAGAACAGGCCGAACACGAACCCGGCACTGAAAATAATAGGGATCGCGAATATGCTAATCGTCATTTTCGTCAGCCCCCAAAAGTTTGCCGCCGATGTATGCCGCGCCTAGCGCGACAAATGCCGTGATGATGACGTTGGACCAGTCCATGAGAAGCATCATGCGGCCACCTTCGCTGACTTGGCGTCTGCCATTTCAGCAAGCTTGAGGCTGATCTTGTGCGAGAGGTCGGGCTCCTTCGCAGCAACAGCGATCAGGCCCGGAACAACGGGAGAGGTGGCAACCCACACGCCGTTGGCACGATCGCGCTCGATCTTGATGGGGAGGGATACTGTGATGGTGTTCATGCAGCGGCCCCCGTGAGAGGCCGCTGGCTAGGGTTCGGCGGTGGACCATAAATATCGGGGCGAAGCTCATAGCGGCTCACCCCTGACATTTCCTCCAGCACCAAAACGTGCTTCGCCGGAACAGCAGCCCATTCGTAGACGGCCTGCCGCGTGGTGCCGATCCGATCAGCAACCGCTTGGTTGCCGCCTGCGATCTGGACTGCCTGCTTTGTGAGTGCATGGAGCTTGTTCATAGGGGGAGGCTAAATCAAAAAAACCCCCATGTAAAGATTTACTTACGAAGTTGCTAACAAGGTCTTTCGTTGCTCCGTTCGCCGCAAGGTTCTACGGCTCACGGCATGAGTGTAGGGAAAATTATACGCGAGGCGCGGGTCGCCAATAAAATGACGCAACAGGCTCTAGCCGATCTGCTAGGTGTCTCGCGCGTGACCGTATCGCTTTGGGAGAGCGGACAGACTGCTCCGACGCGGAAAAATGCGCCTGCTGTAATATCTGTCCTTGGGTTAGCCGACAAATCACTGGATCTTATCTTAAAGTCAGGTGTATCTACGGTTGACCAACCACCTGCGGTTAGTCATATCTCGTTATTGTCATGGGACGGAATTTCGCCTCAGACCGTGGGGGCGTTAAGTTCCATTGTGCCAAGTGCGACTGTAATGATTGATTCCTCAGCTGACGTTGCTGAGCTTTATGCATTATCCATCGAGGATGACAGCATGGGGCCTGAGTTTGGCCTGGCTGATATTGTGATTGTCCATCGCTCATTAGTTCCAAACAGCAACGATGCCGTTATTGTCGTGGCACCAGACGGTTCTAGGATGCTGCGCACCTACGTTCCAAGAGGCAGGGACCGAACCGGGCAGGTTGCCTTCGATCTGGTGGCTAGCAACCCAGATTTCCCCACCTTTTCGTCAAATTCCAGCTCTCCTGCCGTGATCCTTGGCGTCGTTGTTGAGCACCGCCGCAAGCTGCGCAGATAGTTTGTAAACATTTTTTTACGATAGACGTAAAGTTTATCTTGACGCGTAAGAAAATCTTACGCATTATCCTCCCCATGCCCAACGAGACGGGCACCGCAGGGGAGAGAGAAAATGGCCTACCCATTCACATTCCAACTGAACCAAGAAATCCAGATCGCACCCGGTATCTCCATTGGCGACGTGCTTGATGTGGACTGCCAGCTCGATCTCGAAAGCAACGGATCAGGAGGGTTTTACGTCTCCGGGATCGTGGTCGATGCTTTCACCGGCGACGCCCACGGGCAGACCATCAAGACGCAGGCTCGCATCACCGGCAAGCACACCCTCTGGGATAGCATCGTTGCAGCCGCCGAGGGCTGTGATCAGCTCTGGGAGCAATGGCAGGATGATGCCGCTGATCGCGGGGAAGTCCCGTTCAATGCCAACCGCGAATACGGCACGACAGATGCGATGGCGCTGTAATGGATCAAGCCTTTGCAATTCTAGTGGCAGTCGTCGCCGTCGTTGCTGTTTCGATAGCTCTAGCTGCTGCCATCATTAAACGATCCGGCGAGCACAACGAATAATTCCAATTGCCTCTTGTCGGGGTCTCTCCTCCCGCGCGCCTGTCGATCTGACGAGAGGCAAAAAGCTGGACGGCACGGGTCTAAACGGGGCCGTCCAGCACAAATTCAAAACTTTAACTCATAAGGGGCACCAATGCCGACCGGATATACTGCCGACGTTCAGAGCGGAAAAGTTACAACGTTTCCTGAATTTGCCTTGCAATGCGCCCGCGCTTTTGGTGCGCTGGTCTTGATGCGTGAAGATCCGGCAAACGCGCCGATCCCCAACGAATTCAAGCCGTCCGACTACCACATCAAGGCTTTGGACGACGCCCGCGAAAAACTGGCCGCGCTGTCCGCCATGAGCAGCGCCGAGCGCGACGAAGCCTCCAGCAAGGACAATGCTGAAAAGCTTGCGTCATGGGAAAAGTACGAAGCCGAAAAGGCGGAACACAAGCAGCGATACGAAGCCATGCTTGCCAAGGTCGAAGCATGGGAACCGCCAACGCCGGACCACACCAATCTTAAGATCTTCATGACGCAGCAGATTACCAAAAGCATCAGTTTCGATTGCGGCTTTGCGCGTCCAAAACCAACGCCTGCGACGACCGATGATTGGTTTGCAGCAGCAGTGAAGCAGGCGTCTTGGGACGTTAGCTATCACACCAAGGAAAATGCCAAGGAAATTGAACGCGCAAACGGCCGAACCGAATGGGTCCGCGCGCTTCGCCAATCACTCGAAACCTAATTGCCCGGTCATCCAATTGGCGGGCGATAGCGGGTTGCAGTTTTCGGGGTACGGGCTGCAACCCGATCAATTCCATAAGGGGCAAATATGTCGAACATT